AAATAGATGACTTATCATCTAGAATGCAGTCTTCCTTTGAAACTGCACAAATGAATTCTGGAGATTTACAAGTAATAAAAGATTTACTTGAAGAATATAAATCTGCCCCACCATCTAGACAATTATCTGAAACTGGAGGAAGTCCTAGAGGTGGATTACAATTTGAAGAAGAGGAAGAGGAAGAGGAAGAAGAAGCGGGTTCTCCTATTGTTGCATCTGCTGTTGCTGTTGCAGAACCTGCTCCAAAATCAGGAGGAGCAAAAGCATCTGCCGACTATTCTAAAATGATATTATCAAATGAAGATATAGATTCTGGGAATCTTAAGGCACAACTCCAACCATATTTAAAAGAATTAAAAGATGATGTAAAGGCATATTTTACAAGTCTTGATAATTTAGACCCCGATAAAGTAATAATAGAAGATAGATATAACAGATTAAAAACAGAAATGAAAAATGCAGGTTCGGGAACAGCAAATAAATTATCCGTTATTGGTATAAAAACAGTATTAAAAAGTGCAAACACTAAAGCATTAATGAATACTGTATATGGTGGTAAAAAAGAAGGAAGTGGGATGAGAGGACGAGGAATTTATAAACCACAAAAAAGATATGATGTCATTAAATCTTCAGATATTGATAATACTAAAGGGATAAAAGCATCTCCGAAATTTGTTCCTTTTGGTCGTTTTATTATTCATCAAAATCAACTTAAAAAAGATATTGTATCTATTAGAAGACCTACTGGTTCATCTGTTGCTATTCTTCCATCTTCAAGAGTATCCCGTAAATTGGGCGATATGTTGCGAAAAATAGTCGGTGGTGGTGTTCCGTCATTTGATGAATTAAATAAATTAGATGACGAAGAACGGGCATTTCTTCATAAAGTCGCCAGAGAAACAAATATAGATGATAAAATATCTATTCCTACACCACAAAAAGACGAAGAAGAAAAACTTATTAATGAATTTGAAATATTAAGAGGTCAAATTGTAGCGGGTAATGATAATATGGAACTAATTAGAAAATTTAGAATTGCATTAGTTAAAATGGGTAGTAAAGGGTTAATCCCTAAATCTCAAATGAAGGAATTATTATTAGATATAGCAACTTTATAAATATTTAGGATTATTATTTTTATTATTATTTTTATTTATACTTTTTTTTAGTATAAATAAATATGAAAAGATGTAAAGTTGTGCAGTGTTTTTGAACTTTTTTATAATTGAAATTTCAATTTTTTTTTTTATTTTTTATTTTTTCATTTTTCACTTATAAAAAAGTTCAAAAATGATGCACCAGTTTTCAAGTTTTCATATTTAGGATTATTGGTATTTTTTTTTTTAAGAATTTATTATTTATAAAAATAATAATCTAATTATATTGTATATATATGTATAGACCACAAGTTAATAATCCCGCTTTAAGATTACAAACTAAATCGTCAGGATTCCAAACTCCATTTTTTTTTGGCGGTTCTCAAACTCCTATTAATCTTAATCTACCATCAACAATATATTCTGGTTCTGGTGTTTTTTTAAAAGAGCATAGTATGCCAGATAATAAGAAAATACAATATGATAAAGGAAAATATAATATAAAAACTTTTAAAATGCCATTATTTTAATTTAAATTTAATTTCTAATTATAATATATAAATGAGAACTCTAATTATTAACTCAACAAATTTAATTTTGGACGGTCAAAATAATAAACTAGTATATAAATTTCCAAATTCAGTTAAATTTCAAGACCATTATATCGCTTTAAGTAGTCTGCAAATGTATTATAGTTGGTTTAATATTACAAGTGCTTTAGTAAATAATACATTTTCTTATAATTGGATAGATAATACTGGCGTTCCTACAACATATACAATTACAATCCCAGATGGTGTTTATGAAATAGCAACATTAAACGCTTTATTACAGTTTGAATTCATTCAAAACAACCATTATTTAATTAGTTCAACCGGCGATAATGTATATTATGCTGAGTTTTTAGTTAATCCATCTAGATATGCCGTTCAAATAAATACATTTTTATTTCCTACTGCTCTTCCTGCCGGTTTTACTGCTCCTGCCGGTCTAACTTTTCCTCCTCAAAGTTTCAATCCCATTATAACTCTTCCGGCACAAATAAATCAAATTTTCGGATATGTTGCGGGATTTGCTACAGACCAAAATTTAAATAATGCATTTGTTCCTCCAGTATCTCCTTATGTGTCTAAACTTGCTAATGGCACATTATCATATATTTCTACAACCGCCCCTAATGTTCAACCAAATTCTTCTGTTTTAGTTAATATGTCTAATATTGATAATGATTACGCACAACCTACAGGAATTATTTATACAATTATTCCTTCTGTTGGTATAGGTGAAATTATCAATGAAAAACCCCCTGCTTTTATTTGGAATAAATTAATAAATGGAACATACAATGAACTAAGAATAAATTTATTAGGAACAAATTTATCACCTATTAAAATTAACGACCCATCAATGGTTTTCGTTTTTGTTATTAGAGAAGCAACTGAAAATATTTAAATTCAATAAATTTATTAATATTTTTAATATAAAAATTAATTATTTTTATATTAAATTAAAGACAACTTAATTATATAGAGATTACTTCTAATAAACCTTTTCTAAATCTTTTACTAGAATCTTCTTCCATATCAATTAATAATGGACTGAATTTTTCAGAAGTAGCATATTGATATAATGCTAATAATTGTTCTTTTGAAATACCTAATCCAAATTCTGATAAAATTAATTTTATTTCTCTATCACCACTTAATTTTAATAATACCATATATGAACAATTACTTCTTATAATTTTTGGTATTTTAAAAAAACTTTGACTAATAAATATAACGCTTACATTTAATTTTCTTGCTCTGATATAATAATTTTCAACCATAGATAAATCTTTAGATAAAACTAAATCATCCCAAACAACTAAATGATTTAAATCTTTATCATAATCATCTAATTTTGGAGTATTTGTTAATCCTTCCTTAATAATTATTTTATCAGTTTTAGATAAAATCCATTTATAAAGCGGTTCATCTTTATTTCTTGTTATTATATTTATTGTAGAAAATGTTCCTGTTTTTCCTTGAGAAAATAAATGGATTAAATTAATTAAAAAATTAGTTTTTCCAGAACCTGATGGAGCAACAATGCACATCCTAAAAGGAATTTTTAAATGATGTAAATTAAAATTAGGATTATCAACTTTATCAATAAAATTTTTAGGCATAATATCATACATATTAACAATCTTTCCTTCTTTATTTATATCTTTCTTTTTAGACATTATATATATTATTAAGATAGAAATTATTTTATTATTTTATTAAATAAAAAATATCTAATATAATTATATATATAATGGCAACTTATAATCCACCTACAGAAAATTTAGCAATATTTGACGCTTCAGTCTTTTTAACACAAGATATACCTTTAACACCTGCTGAAGCAGATAAAAGATATTTAAAATTTCCTAATGCTCAAGGAACAGAAAATATGGCAGATACTAATATTAATGGTGTTCTTACTGCAAATTCTACATCAAATTTTAACGGAAATTCAACTTTTGCTTTAGGAACTACAACAACACTAAATGGAATTACAAATATTAACGGGAATTCAAATTTTGCTACAGGAACAACTATTACAACTAATCAAGCAACAATAAATATTGGTGTTGGTGGTTCTGGAAGTGTTAATTTAGAAAGTCCTCTTAATGTTGGCGGTTTCGGTTCAATAAACTTACTTAATGCAGATATTCAAATGAACGATGACTCTATAATTAACCAATTTGGAACTAGAACAATTCCTAATGTTTTATATTCAACAAATATTTTAAATGGGTCTCGTATTCAATATAATAGTGATAATACACAACAAACTTCCGCCTTCACTGGTGCAGGTTCAAGTGCTGGTTCATATACATCAACTAATATGACAATAGATAGTAATGGCAAAATAACTGCTATTAGTAATGGAACAGCAAACGGGGATGCTGATATGTTATATTTAACAAATACTAGTGGATGTTTAGATGCCTCTAAAATTGTCGGAACAAATTGGAATATAACAATCGGATTCCAACCATCAGGAGTAAGAGCAATCCAAACAAATTCAACAGGGCAATATGTAGCGGTCGCCCAAAATAGTGTGGGATATTCTTTTTCAAGTGATTACGGACAAACATTTACTACATTTGCTGGTGTTTATGCGAGTGAAAGAACAAGAGGTATTGCTTTTTCTGCATCTGGACGCTATTTTTTGGTTCAAACTGGAAATGGTTTTAATGGCAATCTTTATTGGTCTCCTAATTATGGAGCATCTTTTACTGGTTTAATTGGTGGTGGCATTACTTCTTCTGCTGATGTTTGTATAGATACAACTTGCATTGATGCTGATGGAACTAGATTTTATACATTCAATTTAAACGGTTCTACACCTACGCTATATAGGTTTGTATTAACTGGTGCTGGTGCTATTACAACGGCAACAACAACTACATTCGGAGGTTCAACATCTTTTTCAGTTGTTTCGGCGTTAAAATGTAGTGCTGATGGGAAATATGTAATGTTTAATGGACAAACTGGAGGCATTAATTATATTTATCATTCAAGCGATTATGGAGCAACCTTTACACAACAATCAACACCAGCAAATACAACATTAGGGGGTGGGGGTCAAACTGTTGCTATGTCTAAAACTGGTGAGATTATGGTGGGTGTTTGTAGAAATACATCAAGCGGGAACACTCTAGTATTTGTAAGTAATAATTATGGTTTAAATTGGTTTAGTGCTGGGAATATTTTAGTTAATCCTTCAGCAGGGTTTATATTTGATAGAATAACAATGAACGGAGATGGGAATATTATTATAGGGTCTGCTGTTGATACGGCAGGAGACGAATATTTTTATGCAACTTCTAATCTTGGGTTCAGTTGGTTTGAAGCAACAGGTAGCAATGCCGGAGAAAGATTTTGTGCCATTTCAAATGATGGTTCTTTATTATATTCTATACTACCTACACCAGCAAACGATTTTGTTTCCACTTCTTTTCCTTTACGAGTAGTCAATACAACTAATTTAGAGGCGAAGCAAATTGTAGTATCTGTTCCTTCTTATTTTGAAGACTTTTATTTTGCAAATACTGCTTCTACAATTTTTGGAGAAATTATTCCTTTTACTCAAACGGGAGTCGGAGGAACAGCAAATATTTTCGGCGGTGCTTATGATGCTACTATTCAAACTGTCGCAGAGCGTAGGTTGGGTATGGTTTTTATGAACTCAACCGCCACATCTGGTGATGAGAGTCTTTTAGAAAGTGATGATACATACCGCTTTCCTATGTTTAGTTCGGTTGCGTTTGGGTTTATTCCTTTAGGAAGTGGCACTTTCACAGCAACAACTGGCAGAACAGACCAAACGCAGATAATTATGGGTTTGGGAGTAATAAATAATCCAACTGGTTCTTTTTCACAGACTGGGGTATATTGGAGATTGACCGCAACCACTTCATCTGCCGTAAATTGGAGTTTGGTAGAAGATAATGTAATCCAAGAAACTATTTCAGGAACTGGTTTAACAGGTCAATTAACGGGAAAATGGTTAAGATGTAAAATATCATTCTATAACAACGGAGCAAACTTTTTTGGAGAGTTTTGGAACTTGTCTGATAGTGCTTATTATAGAACTAATAACTACGCAACAAACGCTCCTACTGCTCAAACTAATTTGTCAGTCGCTATAAATGTTGGAACAACTAATGCAACAACAAAAGCATTAGGATTGGATTATGTTGCTATAGAATTAAACACCCTACCTCTTGGTGGTTTATCAACATCATTCCGTTAATTTTTTTCTAATTATATATAATGATGAAAAGCGAACAAGATAATAAAACATTATATGAAAGTTTTATTAATAGAGTATCAATTGAAGAACAAATAAAAACTCAAAATAAATATATAACAATTATTTTAGGATGTTTAATAATAGGAGCAGTATTATTATTATGTATCTTAATTATATAGATGGAGTGGAGCGACGACATTGAAAACATTTTAGAGAATATTAGAATTAATAGTGTTGTGTTAAGTTCATATCATAAAGAAAGATATTATCATTATAAAGGTCATTTAAAATATTTTAAACTACCATTAATAATTTTATCATCAATTACATCAATTGCATCTGTCGGGTTAAACGGATATATAAATCAATCTACTGTAAGTCTTACAACTTGCTTATTAAGTTTAACATCTGCTATTCTGGCAAGTATAGAATTATATTTAGGTATTCAAAAAAATATGGAACAGGAATTAATAGCAAGTAAAAACTTTCAATTATTAAGTTATAATATTTATAAAGTATTATCATTAGAAAGAGACCATAGAGTTGAAAAAGGACGATTATTTCTAGATGAAATTTATAATGAATATATTAAACTAATAGAAAATTCTAATTTAATAAAGAATAAAAAATTAAAGGATGCTCTTGCGGAAATTCCTAAATTGTATATATTAAGTTCTAAAAATACAACTCCAAAAAATGAAGAAATTAATTTTGGATTAGAATTACACCAATTGGGAGAAAATAATGTATAACTTAATATATATATATGGCAATACCACTAAATAAAGAATTATATGAAAAAGCAAAATTAATTGCAGATGAAACATATGATAAATCTAGTGCATATAAGTCGGGTTTTATTGTAAAAACTTATAAAAAACTTGGAGGGAAATATAAAAATACTAATGAAGAAAAGGATTTAAAAAGATGGTTTAATGAAAAATGGTCTGATGTTTCGCCTTTAAAAACTGATTCATCATATCCAGTTTATAGACCTACAAAAAGAATTAATAAAAATACTCCTTTAACTGTTGATGAAATTGATAAAAATAATTTGTTAGAACAAAGTATAATAAAACAAGTTATTAAAGGTAAAAAAAATTTAAAACCATTTAAAGAAATAAAAGGTTCTGGTGTTCCTCTTGCTTTTGGAGATTATGAAATTGACCCATACGCCTATAAACAAGCAAAAAAACTAAATATAACAATTAAACCTAGTAATAAAAAAAATAAAAAAATAGATATTTATGATAAAAATAATAATTATTTAATGAGTGTTGGCGATACAAGATATAATGATTATAGAAGTTATATTAAAGAAAAGGGATATGAATATGCCGATACAAGAAGAAGATTATATAAAATTAGACATCAAAAAAATAGATTAAAAGAAGGAACAGCATCTTTTTATGCTGACCAGTTATTATGGTAAATTTAATAAGTGGAAAAATAATATATAGAAAATAATTTTATTTTCTATATATATATTATATGCCAAAGAAAGTAGTTGATAAAATTAATAAAATTAAAGAAAAAACTAAATCAGATAAGAAATTAGAATATACATATGAAAGTGGAGATAAAAAAAAGAAAAATATTATTATTGATATTGACAAATTAATAGATTATCATAATAATGGAGGGAAAACTATTACTACTAAAACTAAAACAACACCAGAAGAAGTTGAAGAAGTTGAAGAAGTTGAAGAAGAACCAGCACAAATAGCACCAGTAAAAAAAGGAGGAAGAAAACCCAAATATGCAACAGATGAAGAACGAAAAAAAGCAAAACGAGAACAAACATTAAAATCTAATAAAAAAAGATATGATGAGAAAAAAAAAGCAAAAGTAGAAGGCGAAGGGATTATAGATACATTTTCAAATTTAATAAATAAGGGTTCAAATTTTATTGAGAAAACCGGAGATAAAATTAAAGAATTTGGAAAAGCAGTTATATATGGTAGAAATGATTATCAACCAAAAGGAAGAAATATTTTAAAAAAATATGGTGAAGAACATATTTTAGAAATTGAATTAGGAAGAGACCCTGTTCTTCCTGCTCTTAAATCAGTTTTAAATTTTGTTAGTGGTGGTCAATTTGGGAAAAATGTAGAAAAGGCAAATTATGATGATTTATTTCATTTATTTATGGTCATTACTTTAGAAAGTGGGAAAAAGATTATGATAGAAAAAAATGAAGTAATTGTTATTAGTGAAGCGATTCCTGCTCGTTCTGAGAAAGCACAATATAGAAAAGTTCCTCCTCCTCCTCATCAAAACCATATAAATTTTAAAACTTTAATGGATAATGCACAAAAAAGAATGGGTAATAAATATTTTACTTATTCAGCAAAGGATAATAACTGCCAAGATTTTTTAGTCAATGTATTAAAAGCAAATAATATCGGTAATCAAGATGATTTTAATTTTATTAAACAAGATACAAAACAACTATTTAAAGACCTTCCATATCTTAGAAAGTTTGCAAATTCAATTACAGATTTTGCTGGGAAATTAGATGTGGTTATATCAGGAAAAGGAATTAAATCAGACTATGAAGTTCAAAGTGTTATTTTTGAAAAAAATAAATGGGATATTAAGTCTGCTAAAAAATGGTTAAGAGAAAATAATTATATTGCTCCAAAGGTAGATGAAGAAGAAAATTATATAAGATTTAGACAAATTGAACCAAATATTTTAGAAAATTCAGGATTTGATAATTATAAAACAAAATCTTTAGGAAAATCAGGAATAAAATTAATTATAGGTTATAAAAAAAAATCTAATCCTAATGTATATAAAATGGAAGGTGGAAAAATAAAGTCTAAGGATGTTGAAAAATTTTTTAGAAATCTTGGGAAAAAAGTAGTTGGTAAAAAAGCAACAAAAGATATAGAAAAATTCGGGAATAAAGCAGGAGATTATATCACTAAAAAGAAAGGCGGACTTGCTACTGATTTAATTGATTATGGCGTCCCCGCTACTACTGGAGCAATATTAGGGGGTCTTGGTGGTCTTGCTGGTGGTCCGCTTGGTGGAGTTGCTGGTTCTGCTATGGGTTCTAAATTAGGAAAAGAAATTATTGCGAAAGAACTTCATAAAGCAACTGGGGCAGGAGTTAAAAGAACAAATCCTTGGATTACTTTTGTTAAATCTTATGCATCAAAAAATGGTATGAAATATAATGAAGCATTAAAAGACCCTAAATTAAAATCTGCATATCAAAAATCAAAAAACTAAATGGGGACGGGATGCCCGAACCGTCCATTAAAGAAAAAATAGAAGGTGGGACTTTATCAATGACTGAAAAAAAAGAATTAAAACAAAAAATTTATCCAGCAGATAAAAATGAAATATTGGATGAATTTAATAAATTAAAAGATTTAGGATGTCCTAAAGAAACTGATTTAATGAAGAAGGTGGGAAATATTATTATAGATTTTTTCACTGCTATACAAAGAATGGAAACACTAGGGAAAAGGGGATATGATTTTTTTTATGTATGGGAAAATAGAAATAAGTTTTTAAAAGTCCCAAGTATAAAACGGATGATTGAATATTATAAAAAATATTCTCCTAACTATCCTATTCAAAAGGTTTGGTGGCGAACATATAATATTTATTTTGGTTCTGTAAGTCAATTTAAACCATTAATTGCAATGTTGGTATATTGTAAATATCGCCCAAAATCAATATTAGACCCAACTATGGGATGGGGAGGAAGGATGGTCGGTGCTTGTGCTCTTGATATTCCAAAATATATTGGAATAGATTTAAATATTGATTTAAAAAAACCATATGAAGATTTTGTTAATTTTTTAAAACCACATACAAAAACAGATATAAAATTATATTTTCAAGATGCATTGACAACAGATTATAATAAATTAGATTATGATTTAGTTTTAACATCTCCACCTTATTATAATATTGAATTATATAAAGGAACAAATAAAATGACAGAGGAAGATTGGAATGAAAAATTTTATAAACCATTATTTATTAAGACATTTAATGGTTTAAAAATGGACGGTCATTATTGCTTAAATGTTCCTTTAAAAGTATATGAAGATGTTTGTTTAAAAGTTTTAGGAAAAGCAGATGAACAAATACCACTTCCAAAAAGTAAAAGAACACCAGAAGAAACATATAAAGAATATATTTATGTTTGGAAAAAGAAAAATAATATTGTTCTAGGTGGTTCATTAAGTTCTGAAGAAGATAAATTAATAAAAAAATTAACTCCTATAGAAAAAGTCGGAGATAATTATATAAAAAGGGATGATAAATTTGAATATGCCGGACAAAAAGGCGGAAAAGTTCGTTCTGCATTATATCTTATATCAAAAGAAAAAGATTTAAAAGGATTAACAACTGCAGGGAATAGAAACTCGCCACAAATTAATATAATTAGTTCTATTGGTCAGAAAATGAATCTTCCGGTTGTTGCTTTTACTGGTGGTGGTGAATTAGGAGATGAAGTTAAAGAAGCACAAAAAAAGGGGGCAATAATTAAACAAGTTAGACCATCATATGAATCAGTTATTAATGCTAGAGCAAAAGAATATAGTCTTAAAAAAGATTATTTATATATTCCGTTTGGTATGGATTCATCAGAAGTTCATCCAATAACTGCCGAACAAGTTAGAAATATTCCAAATGATGTAAAAAGAATTGTTGTTCCTGTTGGTTCTGCAAGTTCATTAATTGGTATTATAGAAGGTATTAAAAAATATGAACCAGATATAAAAGTTTTAGGTGTTGTTGTTGGAGCAAATCCTATAAGAAAATTAAATAAATATATTCCAGATTGGAAAAAGTATGCAAAATTAAAAATTTTAAAAACACCTTATCATAAACCCGCAGAAAATAATGAATTCGGGGATTTATTACTAGACCCCTATTATGAGGCGAAAGTTCTTCCTTTTATAAAAAAGGGGGACTTATTATGGGTGGTTGGTGTTCGGGAAACAGTTTAAAAATTTAAAAATAATATTTTAAATTTTTAATCTAACTTAATTATATATATAAGAATGAATAATGATTTAAATGAAAATCAATTAAATACAATTTATGACAACTTCCAAAAAGAACAATTAAAGATGATGAATGATTTAAAAAATAATAATAATGATGATACACTTAAAGCAAAACATATCCAAAAACAAATATCTTTAATAAATACTATAAATATAAATATATTAAGATTTAGGAATAATAATAAAATATATACTGAAAAATTAAAAAATATCTAAGTATAATATAATATGAATAGAAAAGTAAATATGCCATTATTGAAATTTTCACATCTTAGTCGTCAAACTAGAGGAATAAAACAAGGAAAAGGAATCGGTGCTGTGCTTTTAGATGGTGGGATGGGTGGTCAGAGTTCTTATGAGTCAGTAGATAATTATATGAATACTACAAATGCCCCTTCATTTTCTGGAAGAGGATTAGGAAGTTTAAGAAATAAAATGGAAAATCTAATTATTAAACCATCTTATAAAAAACCCAAGAACATAAATTTTAATCTTTAAAAATATATAAGAAATTATATATTTACTGATATATTTTTTATAAATAATTAATTTATAAAAAAATATAATCTAATTCTATTATATATAAATGTCCTGCGATAAATTAGTTTATGACCTATCCCAAGAAATAGAAGGTTCTCCCAATGTATTCATTAAGAAAGATTGGTTGAATATTTTAGATAACCAAAACGGGCAATATAGTTCTAATCAATCTGTCATAGATACTTCTCAATTGTCCAACTCTAACAAATATATGTCGTATAGGGAAGCATACCTATCCGTTCCAATGTTATTAACTTTAACATCATCAACACCCGCATCTAATGTGGTATTCGCCCCCGAAACTGCCGGAACTTCTGCAGATTATACAATGGGTCTTAAAAATTGGTTTGGAACAATTGTTCATTCATTAACTTTAGATTATAACGGAACTACTATTATTCAACAAACCCCCTATATTAATATGTGGAATTCATTTAAATTATTAACTTCCTTATCTTGGAATGATGTTGCAGTTATGGGTTCTACTATTGGATTTTATCCCGATAATCCTTTAACTTGGGCATATAGTTCTGTTGTTCAACCAGCAGGAATTGGTGTATGTAATAATACTAATGTTCGTCTAAATGTATTATATGGTGTTGAAGTATCTGGTGCTTTTAATAACTATGCATCAGGAAATGGTAATGATGGTTTTTTAAAAAGACAAACATATATAAATTTTGACCCTGCCGGAGTTCCATCTACTAATGCAGGAACAACTTATGAAGCAAATATTTTATCAACACAATCTGCCCGTAATCTTTGGAAATCATATATTAGTCTTAAAAGAAATGGTGTTAATGGTGGTGTTGCTGGAGTAATCCAAATTTCAGTAGTCGCAACCATCTACTTAAGACATTTACATTCATTCTTTAATATGTGCCCATTATTAAAAGGTGTATATATGAAAGCAACATTAAATCTTAATAATACATCAACATCTTTCACTTCTGCGGGTGCTGGAGGAAATTTAACTCTTACTTCAGTCTCAAATGCTGTTGGTGGTGTAAATCCTTTAATGATTGCTTCCGCTCTTGCTGGAAATGGTTCTGATACTTTAGGAGCAACAACATATATTGCAAATGTTTCTGTTGGTGCTGTTTGTTTAGATTCAAATATTACATCTTTAACTGGTAATGGAGCAATTAATGGACAATTATCAAGAAATATTTATTTATATATTCCTGCCTACACATTCAATCCAATTTTTGAACAAGCATACCTCTCTGCACCTATTAAAAGAATTAATTATACAGATGTCTATCAATATCAAATTTTAAATCAATCTACCAATTCACCATTTAACCAACTTTTAACAAATGGCATTGCTAATATTAAATCTGTTCTTGCTATTCCTTTCTGGTCTGCAACTGGTGGAGCAACTGACCTCCCCGCAAATCTTCCTGCATATTTAAGTCCTTTTGATACTGCCGGAACTGGAACTACTTCTCCAATGTGTTTATTAACTAATTTCAATGTTGTAGTATCTGGACAAAATATGATTTATAACACACAAAGATATTCTTTTGAACAATTTAATAATCAACTTTACGGCGTTAATGCTGTAAATGGTGGTCTTACTGATGGCATTAATAGTTCTTTAATAGACTTTCAATCCTTTGAACAATGTTATTCTTATTATTATGTTGATGTATCTAGAATGCTCCCTGTTGAAGAATCAGTTCCTAAATCCGTTCAATTAGTCGGTCAAAATCAATCTGTTCAACCTATAGATTTAATTTGTTTCATAGAATATGGTGTTTCTGTAAATATTGACGCTTTAACTGGAGCAAGAGTTTAAGAATTTTAATTAAGAAAATTCAGCATTTTTATTAATAATTAAATTATATATTTTGATATAAAAATATATAATAACTTATTTTTTTTCTAAGTCTATTATATAATATGTATAGACCGGTTGCAGTGAATGTTTCAAAAAAACAATTATCTAAACTTAGAAATGGGCATAAAGTGAGAGTTAAACCTCCAATTGAGGGAGAAGGGATTTGTTTAGTAGTTAGTCCCGATAATTATTCAATTCTTACAAGAACCTTTTCAAAATCAAAAGGAGCAGAAATTGCATTAAGTCCCGATGAATTAATGGCAAATAAAAATTTATCACCTGAAGAACATCAAAAAATGGCGGGGGAAATGAAAATGTCAGGTGGTGGTATTTTTGGGAAGAAATTTGATAGAGCAATAGCATCTCTCATCGGAAAAAATGCTAGAAGAGAAATTTATAAAAGAGCAGAAGAATATAAACCCTTAATTAAAGGAGGAATTACTACTGGATTGACCGCTGGAGCGACTGCATTAGGTGCATCAAATCCTGCTCTCATTCCATATCTACCAATGGCAGTTGGAGGTATTTCATCACTTGCTTACGATTATTTAGATAGACCTTCATATTATCAAGGGGATTCAGTCAAGAAAAACGCAAAAAGATATGCTAACGACAAAGCATTAGAAGTATTAAATGAAGAATTAGGAACTAATATGGGATATTTAGATAGAGCAGGAGTTGAATCTGCAATGGTGAATAAATTGCAATCAGAACAAGCAAGAATAAGAGAAGAACGAAGAATGGCAGGTTATGGTTTATATGCTGGTTCTGGTTTAGGATTAGGAATGTGTGGTGGTAGAATGCGTCCTATGTCAAGAACTGGCGGAAATGTAGGATTAAATGGCGGAAGTATTATGATGCAAAATCCCGCTCTTCAATCTCAACCATACGGAGCAAACTTTCAATTTCAACATACACTTCCTCCTCAATATCAAAAATTTTCAAGATAAATTTATTATAAAATAATAATTTAATTTAAAATTAATATAGAAATTTTTTTTCTATATTAATTATATATAATGCTAACTGATACTCAACTATATGAACTTGCTGATAAGATGAATATCCCATTAGAAGAAGTTATTTTTAAAACAGAATGCCCAGATAAATTTAAATTTAATAAATCATACATTTTTAATTTAGAAGATGAATATGATGAAAAGGGAAATTTAAGTAAAGGAACACATTGGACTTGTTTGCAAGTTAATAAATATCCTAATGGCAATATTCAAGGGGTTTATTTTGACCCTTACGGATGTTCTGCTCCAGAATCAATAAAACAATGTTATAAAAGAACAACTGGAAAACCATCTATCCCATTCACAGAAAAAGATATTCAAAGTTTAATGTCTAACGCTTGTGGATGGTATTGTTGTGCTTATTTACATTTTATAAATAATTTTTCAGAGCGAACAAAAGATTTATATTCTGATACTGAGAATTTTTTAGGAATGTTTGATGATTTAAATAAAAGCGTTGATTTTAAAAAAAATGAATTTATGTTAAAACATTTTTTTCAACCTAAGGATAAAAGCAAAAGGAAAGCAATTGAAGTAATAGCAAATCCAGATACTATATATTCAGATGTGAATGGTGAAGGAATAGATGCTTATGGTGTAAATGTTAATATTGTTGGTAAATAATAATATATCTAAATATGAAAAGATGTAAAGTTGTGCATCATTTTTAAACTTTTCTATAATTGAAATTTTGATTTTTGATTTTTGATTTTGATTTTTGATTTTTTGATTATAAAAAAGTTATAAAATGATGCTCAAGTTTTCAAGTTTTCATAAATATTTAAATATATAAAAAAACATTTAAATATAATTAAATATTAATATTTTTTATCTCATTATAATTATATATAAATGTCTAGTTTAAAAGATTACATTAAGGAAAAACGCCCAACATTAAGCAAATCATCTATTACAACTTATGCTTCTATCTTAAAAAATTTATATTTAAAAGTATTTGGAGCAGGAGATATTGATTTTAAAAAATATGATGATTATGAAAAAGTAATTAAATTTTTAAATGATATTCCGCCTAATAAAAGAAAAACAATATTATCTGCATTAGTAATAATTACAGATAAGAAACAATATAGGGATTTGATGCTTTCAGATGTAAGAGATTATAATAAAGAAATAGATAAACAAGAGAAGACACCAGAACAAAAGGAATCTTGGGTAGATTCTGAACAAGTTAATGATATATTTAAATCTTTAAAAGAAAATGCGGATTTATTATATAAAAAAAAGAAACTTAATATTAATGATTTACAAGAAATTCAATCTTATATTATTATTGCTTTGTTGGGTGGTGTATTCATTCCTCCTAGGCGTTCAAAAGATTTTGTAGATTTCAAAATAAAAAATATAACTGAAAATGACAATTTTTTAGATGGGAAGACTATGGTTTTTAATTCATATAAGACAAGCAAGACCTACGGACAACAAGTAATACCAATTGATAATATATTATTAAAAATATTAAAAAAATGGATTGCGATTAATCCAACAGATTATCTTTTATTTGATGCACATCTAAATCCCCTATCATCTGTAAAATTAAATCAGCGTCTCAATAAAATCTTTTCATCAAAAAAGGTTGGAGTAAATCAGTTGAGACATACATATCTAACTAACAAATTCGGGGACACTATAAATAAAAAAAATGAAATAAAAGAAACGATGGCAGATATGGGTAGTAGTTCGGGAATGTTAGAAACTTATGTAAAAAAATAAGTGTATATAATTAAGCATTTATAATATATTTTATATAAATATATTATAATTAATAATCTTTAAAAATAGGTTCAATATTATTATAAAAAAAATCTTGTTGTGTGATTAAGTAATCTTTTATTATTCTTTCATTAAGTTCTCTTTGTAGTAAATAGTGGTCTAAGAAATCACATTCAAATTCGCTTAAAGTTTCAATATTCAAATATTTTAGTATGTTCAACATTTTTATAATTTATATAGTTAATTTGTTTTTAAGTAGTTTTTTATATTAAAAATTAATATAAATATTTAGTTTATTTTAATATAAATATATATATTAATATTTAATTGCGTTTTATAAAAAAATAATATATACACTAATAATATATATAAAACAATGTTAAGAAGTTTTAAGGATGATTTAAAATATGGTTTAGAAAGGGAAGATGAAGTAAATATTAAATTAATAGACAAATTCAATGAAGATATAAAAAACACTAAAGAATTATATAATGATAAATATTATAAATATGATTATGAAGGAATAGTTTCTGGAACAAGATATGAATTAAAATGTAGAAAAAATAATAAAACAAAATATAATACAACTATAATCCCTTGTCATAAAATAAATGAATTAACAACTGCTAAAGATTTATATTTTATTTTCAATTTTACGGATGGAATAACTTATATAAAATATGATAAAATTTTATTTGATACATTTAATAAAAAATTAATAAAAATATTTAGAAGTGGTAAATATGACCCTCCAACAATGCATTTAGAAATTCCAATTAATTTATTGAATGATTTTTAATTTATTAAATGATTTTTAATATTAATTATAAAATAATATCTAGTATTATTATATAATGAATAGTTTAGAAGAAAAAGATTCAGAAATTAATTCAGTTGATGATATTAATGATTTATTTGTATCAGACGAGGAAGCGTATGAATTAGAATTATATAATCAGATAATTCTAGAACAGGAATCTATGGATTATATTTATAAAATAGAATTTTATAATAATTATAATAAAAAAATAAATAAATTATATTATTATAATGCGGTGGATACAAGATGGATTTTTGATAGCAACCAAAAATTTAATGTATTTTATATAAAAGTTTCAAAAACATCTTTAGAATATCAATCTGCAAAATGTAATTCAAAAACTTTAGATGAATTATCATCTAAAATTATTAATCAAAAAAAGAAAAAATATTATAATGAAGTATAAGTATTTTATTTTAATAATCTATTATTATTTTTTTTATTAAAAATTACATCATAAAATTGACTATGATATGCTAAAGTATAACATTTTAAGCATTTATTAGCATAATCACAATCTGATACTTTTAATTTTTTATTGCATTCAGAGCATTTGTTATTTATTTTTTGTTGTTTATCCATTATTAAATATATATAATAATTTGTCTTTATATATATTTATATTAATTTTTATTATAAACAATATATTATTTTTTAATATAAAACTTACTTAAAGACAAATTATTATATAGTAGTATATGATGAACGCTATTGAACAAGAAGAACAAGAACTTATTAATAAATTAAATGAGATTAAAATTAAGAAACAAATTTATGAACAAATTAATAAAAATAAACAACTCATTAAAGATTTAACTGAAGAAAATGAAAAACTTATTAATAAACTTCAAGAAGATTTAATTAAAAAAACTACTGCAAAATTTGAGAAATTAAATGAACCAAAACCAGAAATAAAAAATGAAATAAACCCCGAACCAAAACCAGAAATAAAAGGAAATATGCTAAATATAAAAAATGCTAAATTATTATCTAGAGCAGAAATGGATAAATTAACATTTGATTATTTATCCAAAGAAGTTAATATTGAAACTATTAAAGAAGGAGATTATATAAAAGTTTATACAGGTAAAGGATGGGGAGGACAGACATATTATGCAAAAGTAAGTAGAATAAGCGATAAAACAATTTTTTATAAAATATGTAGAATGGCAAATGAGAATAAAATTCATTATTATGAATGGAAACCTCAGGGCACTTGGATTGAACGCTCATATACATATTATTTTATTGATACTGAATTAAATAATTTATTTGAAGAAAAAGAAATGAAAATATTAAAGAAATCATATCCACAAATTAGTAAAGCGGAATGTAATTTTTTAATAATGGATGAAATGGATTATGGGCGATAAATATTTATAAATTTATAATATTTTTTTATATTAATAATTAATATAAAAAGATACTTAAAGACAAATTAACTATATATATTAATGAATAAACTTATTTATAATTTAATAGAAAATGATAATGAATTAAAATTAAAAATATGGAATGAAATCATCTATCCACAATATTTTTATATTGAAAATATATATTATGAATGGTATAATGATTTAATAACATATAAACAAAGTGAAAAATGGAATACATTAAATGAAGATGAAAAAAAGGAAATTTTAATATCAAAATATGGCGAAAGATGTAATTTAATTGAATATGCCATATATAACAATGATGAATTAATAGGATGGTTATGTTATACTATACAAAGTAAAATTTCAATTTTAAAATATGTAATTATTAATGAAGAATACCAAAATAAAGGATTAGGAAGTAAAATAATGAATTTTTATTTTGATTTAATGCAAAAACATAATATTAAAGAAATCCAATTATCATTTAATTATTTTACTGAAGGATTAAAAGAATTTTATTTAAAAATGGGATTTAAAGGGATTACTAAACCATCAGGAACTCATATTACTATTTCTAAAAAATTTAGAAAATCAAATAAGAAATAAATTTATAATGTTTTTATATTAATAATTAATATAAAAAGATACTTAAAGACAAATTATTATATATATTAATGGATAATAACATTAGAGAAAGAATTGAAGAATATGACAATGAAGATATTAAAAAATTAAGTTTTAATGGGTTAATAAATTTTATAGATAATTTAAATCAAGTATATAATCAAAGATTATTAAAATTTACTATAATTAATAATAAAGTAGTAATTGTATTTAATTATTATTATAAAAATAATTTTTTTTATAAAGATTTTGATAAAATTAAATTAAGATATGAATATTTAAAAAAATTAACAAAAAGAATAATAAATAGAATATTAAAAGAATTTCAAAAATATGATGCATATATAATTTTAACTGGATATGAAGATTATTTTATGAATGATACTATAACACCAATTTTTGAAAATTTATTAATAACATATCCAAATATAGTAAATTTTTTAAATCGTTAAAAAAACTATAGTTTAAATTATTTTTTTATATTAAATATTAATATAAAAATATACTTAAAGAAATAATAACTATATATATTATAATGACAACATTAAATAATAATAATTACTGGGTAAATAAAAATAACTGTTATTGGAATGCATTATACCATACTAAACACCATAAAGATAAAAAGAATCATATTCAAAGATTTGGAATAGTATATTATAAGGGAGTAGCAATAGAAGGGGATGGGAATGCATTAGACATTTCAACAAAATTATTTTATAGAGGAGCGGGGCACACTTGGACAGAAACAAAAGATGATTATGTTATTGATTGGGTAATTAACAACACATTAAATATATCATCAGATGAGAAGGTAAGATGGAGCAAAGAAGAATTAAAAGAATTAGGATTTGAATATAAATATTATAAGAATGAAAAGGGAATTAAAAAGAAAGTAGAAGAAGGATTATTTTGTAGTTGTAAAACAAATAAAGAAGGCGAACAATGTTCTATAGATTGGGCGAGGGAATACTGGAAACAGTTTGATATTTAACTAAATTTTAATATTAATATATATTTATTAATATGAAAATACATACTTTAACTAATTATTAATATTAATAATGGAATTATTACATATTATTATAGTATATAGTTAATTAAAAATTTTTAATTAATGTTATTATATATAAATTCCATCTTAAATTATATATTAATCTTAAAAATCATATAATATATTAAGAAATTATTATTAAATTGTATATTAATATTAAAATTTAGTTAAAATATAAAAAAAATGATTTTTATTATTTGTATAATTTATTTATATTAATTATTAATATAAAATATACTTAAAGACAAATTATAATATAACATTATATAATGAACCAAACCGAATTAATAATTGAATATAATATTATGCCAGAATTTGATATTAAAACAAACTGCAAAGACTGCTTAAAAAAATTTACTAAAGAATATGTAGAAAGTAATCCCGATGAATTTATCGCAAATGCATACTGTTTATGCTCTAAAACCTGTTATAGATGCAAAAGAAGGGATAATTATAAATTTAATGAATGTATATGTGATATTAAAAATAAAATTAATATTAAAGCAATTGAAAGACAATATATTATTAATAAAATATTAGATGGAGATAATGTTAATATTATTTATAATGAAGGAATAGGAGATAATGAGCGATTAGTTAATCCCGAAATTATAGATGGAATAATTTTAAATAAATCATTATTTGATTTTGAAAAAGATATTAATATTGAAATTGTTAGTGATAAAAATTTTATTATTAATGAAATTGAATTTGAAATTAAAACAGAAGATGAAATGGATGAATTAGTTAAAGGATATATTGAAGAACATATTTTATATTTTAATAGATTTTCATTATTTCAATGTATAAAAGAAAATAAAAAGAAAACAGTTATAGAAGAAGTAGAAGTAGAAGGAGATTTAGAAATACCAGATGCTCCTGAAATTAAATTTAATACTGATGACTGCCCAGTATGTATGGAGTCATTAGAAAATACAAAAACATTTGGACATTGCGGACATTGTTTATGTTTAGATTGTTTTGAAAAAGTATGTGAAAGTAAAAATAAAGTATGCCCAATATGTAGAACAGAATGGAATTATAATCATTATAATATTGAATATGAAGAGCAAGAAGTAGATGTAGATTTTACACAAGAAGATATAGATGAATTATGCGAAGAAGAAAATGAAAATGTATTATTAGATATAATAGATATAGATGAACTTCTGCGTATATGTATTAATAGCGATGGATATTCTCACACTTTGGGATGCTATGTTGATGAATTAAATAATGGTAATTATATTTTATCATATAATTTTGATTTTTAATTTTTTATATAATTTTAAATAAAAAAATGATATAAAGAAATATTTATATATATAATTAATATATATAATGGATACAATTGAAATATTAAGCGATATTGAATGTGGGGATTTTTGTCCTAAAATTAATGAAATTAAAAAAACACAAGATAAAACAAAATATATGAGGGATTACAAAAGAGAACAATATAAAAATAATGGGGATTTAATAAGAGCAAAAAATAAATCATATTATTTTAAAAATAAATATGGATTAACATCTGAAGATATGAAATTATATGATACATATCTTCCTTTAATTGCAAAAATTAGAAAAAATTTAGATGATTTGAAAGATGCAAAACCTGAATTTATTAAAAAAATTTTAAATGATTATATAATTTAAAAAAAAAATATATAAGAAATTTAATTTTATAAAAACTTTTAATATAAAAAATAAAAAAATGATTTTTATTTTTTATAAAATATTATTCAATTAATTATTTATAAAAATACTTAAGAAAAATTTAATTTATTTAATTTTTTAATATAAATATTAATTTTTATATTAAAAATTGATTTAAAGAAAAAATAATATATACTATTATAATATAGAATGTTTAATTGGAAACTTGAAAAAAAAACTTTAGGCGAAACTATTTTTAATAAAAAGAAAATGGTTGAACATACCAATATAAAATTAATTTTTGGTTTTATTAAGAACAAGATGGGAATTAGTTTTATTGGTAATCCAAGATATAATAATAATGTTGCATTTGGTGTTAAAACTGAACTTGAACAAATAATTAAATACAAAGAATCATATAATAAAAAATTAAAAGGATTTCAACTTGGATTTATACTACCAAAGCATAAATGGGGGCGAATTATACCTGTTAATTATTCATCATTATCAGTTTTTCATAGACCAACTCGTCATAGATTATGTCAAGATTATTATGTAGATATTGATATTGAGAACTGCCAACCAAATATAATGAATGAGATATGCAAACTTAATAATGTTTTACAACTAAATATAAATGATTATGCAAACAATCCTAAACAATGGCGAGAAGATGTTATAAAACATCATAAATGCCATAAAGATATAGCAAAACAACTTTTTATTACTATTATGTTCGGAGGAAGTTATAATGGATGGTTAAAAGAAAATGATATTCAAGAAAATAGAAATATAAAAATTAAAGAAGTGGTTGATTTAGAAACCGAAATGAGACTAATAGGTGAAATTATATATTCACATAATCAAAATATTAAAGATGATGTATTAAGAATAAATCCTAAACATTGGGAAACTGAAAAAGAAGCGAAAAGGGGAGTCATAGCATTATGGGCACAAACTATTGAAAGAATAATCCAAGAATCAGCAATTAAATATTTAATTGACAATAAAAAATTTGAAATAGAAAATATTGTTCCTTGTCAAGATGGTTTTATGATTTTAAAAGATTTATATAAAGATGAAATATTAAATGAAATTAATAAACATATTTTTGATACATTCAAATTTAATATTAAATTTATTAATAAGGCATTTGATGAAGCAATAGAAATACAAGAATATGATGATGATAAAAATTTTAATGAATGGGAAGATTTATTATCAGTAAAAAAAATAGCAGACCAATTTATTGAAAAATATGATGACTATATAATTAAGTATAGAAGCAATATTTATATATATTGGTATGATGCAATTAATGGCGGACGATGGATAAATGAAACTGATAAAAATAAACAGCATAAATTAACATTATATATTAGTGAAAAAATGTATATTTTATTAAGAGAAAAAATTGAATCAGACACTGAATTAAATGAAGATGAAAAAATTAAATTATTAAAAAAATTACGAGAAAATACAAGTAGCAGTAATAAAATAAATGATATTATAAAACATATTTTATCCAATGCGAAAGAATCAGAAACTGATTTTGATAATGACCCCTTTTTATTAGGATTTAATAATGGGGTTTATGATTTAGAAACCTTTAAATTTAGACCTTATGCTTTTAATGATTATATGACTATTACAACCGGATATGATTATGAACCAGTAGATTTAAAAAATCTTGAAAATAAAAAATTAATTGAAGAAATGGAATGCATTATTAAAAGTATTCAACCAGATGAACAACATAGAATTTTATATAAGCAAATTTTAGCATCGGGATTGGATGGTAGAGCATACCAAAAATTATTTTTATTAAATGGAGCAGGAGGAAATGGAAAAGGTTTAACTGGTTCATTAATGGATGCAGTATTAGGTGGATATTATCATCAACCTTCAAATGGTTTATTAAAAGATGTTGAAAAATCAAATACACCATCCCCTGATATGTATAATTTGAAAGGAAAGCGATATATAAATTTTAAAGAAGTTGCTGGTTCTGTAAGAGTAGCAATGCTCCGAAATTTAACTGGAGGCGGAAAATTTACTGGAAGATTATTAAATCAAAATCCAGAATCATTTTTTATGAACGGAACATTTGTTATGGAGTTTAATAATCCACCAGAATTGGATGGAAAACCTCAACGAGCAGACTATAGACGATTAGTTGATTTAAACTTTCCTATAAATTTCACTGATGACCCGACAAAAATTAATAAAACCATAGGAGGTTTAATTTATAAAGAGGGTAATCCATATTATGAAACTCAAGAATTTATTCAAAAAATGAAACCAATATTTTTACATTTATTATTAGAAACATATAAAACATATAAAGATGGTGAAAATGGGATTAAATTTACTATACCTGATGACATCAGAAAAAGAACAGAAGAATTTATTGAAAATCAAAATATATTTTTAAAAATATTTAATGAATTATGGACTAAATCAAATAATATAGATGATACTGAAAAATTAAAGGATATTTGGACATCAATATTTACATCACAAGAACATAGAAATTTGACTAGTAGAGAAAAACGAACATACGGAAGAGATGAATTTTATAAATGGATTGAAACTGTAGGATATCAAATTATTGATAAAAACGGAAAAGTAATAATTGGTATTAAACCAAAATATTCTGAAGATTTAAATGATGATTTTGAATCCGAACCAGAACCAAAAAAAAATATAGTTATTAAAAAAAATAGTGGATTAGATTATGGACTTGCAGAAGATAAATTTGGTTTTGTAGTATAATTAAAATATTAATATTAAAATTAATATATTTTTAAAAAATGTTTAAAAATTAATTTATAAAAATTAATTTCTAAATATATAATATAATATGGAAGAAATCAGAATAAAAATTACTAAATGTAAAGTCATATGTTTAGATGAGATGGATTTAAATCCTGTTTCAACAAATCCAAAATATATGAGACCTAAAGATAAGGAAAAATTATTAAAATTAGTTGAAGAAAAAATGAAATTAGATGATTCAATTATTCAAGAACAATTTAATAAAGTTGTTTTAAATTCAGTATTAAATGAAAAGTCGGATTACTCATCATATCCTACATATATTGATAATAGATTTAAAGACCAACAACAAAAAATAGATAATGAAGCAGATGATATATCCGCTGAATTATCAAAACCCCCAAGGATGGATATAGCGGGAAATATACTCTAAAATTTTATTATTTCATATATTTTTTTAATTATAATCTAAAATAAATTATTATTTCAGATTATTTTTTTTATCTATCTTAATTATATATATAACAATGTCTGGACAACCTTTACGAAAATCCGGAGACGCCTCAGTTTTTAGACAACAATATCTCGCCAATTTAAAATTACAAGCAAGTAATGATGATAAAAATCTTCAAGCAAATAAAACTTATAAAAGAACTGGACAAATTCCAGTAGAACTTACTGATTATAGAACACTTGCAGAAAAATATGCAGATGTTGAAAGACTTAAAATTGATGTTAGAAATAAATTATTATCAATAACTGATGGGATAAATGCCCAACAAATTATTACATCATTAGATGATAATGAAATTGTGTTTTTATTAGGAAATTGGACACCAATATCTGAAGCAATGAAGAGAATATATTCTTTAGGTGTTCCTGCCGACTTATTTATTGGTTATTTAAACCGATATATACTTAAATATCAACAAACTGGAGGTTTAGAAAATAATTTACAACAACAAAATCTATTAGATGAATTATTATTTAATAGTCAAGCAATATTATCTCAAATGCCATCTGCTGGTGAAATTAGGAATTTAAATTTAGCAATTATAAGAGGAAATTTATTTTCTAAACGCAAACAAGAACAAATATCCCAATTATTAAATAATGTATTAGGTCAAAATGAGGATTTAAATAATTTAGTTAGAGATGTTGGAGCAGTTAATAATGCTATTCAAAAAGACCAATTGCAAACTCTTTTAAGTGAAGCATTCCAAAATATGCCAAGTAAAGATGAAATAAGAGATTATATGGATGAACTCAGACGAATGCAAGGTGGATTATTAAATAAATCAGAAATAGATGACTTATCATCTAGAATGCAGTCTTCCTTTGAAACTGCACAAATGAATTCTGGAGATTTACAAGTAATAAAAGATTTACTTGAAGAATATAAATCTGCCCCACCATCTAGACAATTATCTGAAACTGGAGGAAGTCCTAGAGGTGGATTACAATTTGAAGAAGAGGAAGAGGAAGAGGAAGAAGAAGCGGGTTCTCCTATTGTTGCATCTGCTGTTGCTGTTGCAGAACCTGCTCCAAAATCAGGAGGAGCAAAAGCATCTGCCGACTATTCTAAAATGATATTATCAAATGAAGATAT